CTGGCGGCTCGGACGCGGTGATCCTCACGATCCCCGAGATCGAGAAGCCGGACATCCCGGGCATCAACACCAACGTGTTCGCGGATGTGAATCCGAACATGAAAGCGGTGAACCTGATGTACGCGGATGCGGCGGCGCCGATCAAGATCCCGACGCCGATCCCCGACGGCGGCATCACCGAAGTGCAGGAGCTGCGCGTGACGTCCGGCTGGGGCGTTCGCCCCGAAGGCATCACGATCCTGTCGATGCCGCACTGAGCGGCAGGGCAGCAAGAGTCAGCATCTCCACCCTGAAGGGGCGCTCGCGTGGCGCCCCTTTCTTTTTACCGAGGACGACATGTCGATTTTCATCGCCAACTGCACGAAACAGCATCTCGATCACCATTTCCGCTCGCCCGAGCACGCCGGCAAGGCGCAGGTCGTGCACATCCCGTCGGGCCAGCAGCGCGAGATCGCCAAGGGCGCGTCGAGCGCCGTCATCGAGTCGCTCGTGCGGCACCTCGAGCAGTTCGGTTTCCGCAACGCGGCCGAGGTGAACGGCAAGATCAGCGAGTTCTCGGGCTACCTCTACCGTGTCGGCAAGCCGGTCACGGAAACGCACATCGTCACGGCGCACGATCAGCTCGTCGATACGCAGGAGCACCGCTCGGCGCAGGAAGCGACGCGCAGTGCGCTCGCCTTCGACAGCGCGACGCGCGACAAGAAGGGCGGCGGCAAGGGCCGGCGCATGGCGAGCGTGACCTCCGTCGAGGTGAAGCAAGACGTCCCCCCCGGCCAGAAGCCGACCGGCGACGAAGTGAATTTCTCCCTGTCGGTGGCGCCGGACGGCCGCACCGACGCAAAGCTCCCGACCTGACATGGCCTTCGTCGACCCGACCCAGCCGAATCTCGCGGACTTCACGACGTTCGTCTACAACCAGGGCGTGCCGGAGACTGACCTGCCGACGGACTCGCAATACCTGCAATGGGCGTTCACGATGGCGATGAACCTCGCCCTGCAATCGCCCTGCAGCGTGCCCGCGATCGTCTACGTGCTGGCGGTCTACAACCTCGGCATGCACCGGCTGCTGAAGGTCGCGCAGGACACCCCACCGTCGACGTACTTCGCCACGCAGCGCGCGAACTTCAAGATGCTGTCGTTCGTCGCGGGCGTGGTGCAGTCGGCCGGTGATCAGGGCACGTCGAACTCGCTCATCGCGCCTGACTTCCTGAAGAACCTCACGATGCAGGATCTCGACCTGCTTAAAACGCCGTGGGGCCGCGAGTACCTCGCCTACGCGCAGCAATACGGGCCGGACGTCGTCGGAGTTTCCTGATGCCAACCCTCCACCTGGGCGTGATCGACGTCGCCTACACCGGCCCGGACGCCAAACCCGGCGTCACCACGGGCGACGTCGCGACGTTCATCGAGGACGAATACCACGTGATGCGCGTGTTCCTCGAGATGTACGAGCAAGAGATCGGTGAGCTGCTGGCGAACGACATCGCCGGCGAGATCGAGAGCATCGCTCAGGGCAAGCCGGTCGGCCGCCTGTCGATTGATGTGTCGACGGGGAAGATCGGTGAGCTGTTTCGGGACTTCCTCGATGCGCGCGAATGGAAGCAGACGAGCGCGCAGGCGGTCGCGGCGGCTGACGAGGGCGTGAACCATCGGAAGAAGCGGCCGTACGCCGCAGAGAATCCCGCGCGCGCCGAGTTCGTCGACACGGGCCTCTACCAAGCGTCGTTTCGTGCATGGGTGACTGACTGATGGGACTCATCGATGAAGCAGCGTCCGCGCCGGGCGATCTCGCCGCGGCGCTCGAGGCCGGCGTCGAGCAGCTCTCGCGCAACCAGTCCGTCACGTTCCAGCAATACACGAAATCGACGCTGCCGACCGACGGCTATGTGTTCTGGGTGGCGAGCAGCACCGCGCAGCAGTTCAGCGGCTCGCTGCACATCCTGACCGATCGCCGGCAGGAAGAAGACCAGACGATCGCGGCGAACAAGCTGCTGTTCACGGCCGAGCAGGAGATCACGCAGCTCAACACGATCTCGCCGGGCACGATGTGGATCGGCACGTGGCAGGTCGACGGCGCGACGCTGCAGGTCGCATTCGCCGAAACCGGGCTGAACTACCAGCAGGCCGGCTTATGGCATTACCGCGGCTTCGCCGTCTATCCGGCGCTGGCCTCGCAGCTTGTCGCCAGCGCGGCGGACCTGCCGGTCGAGCCGATCGTCTCGAACAGCCTGCCGATCTGGATGGCGCTGAGCGGCCTCGCCGGCGCGCCGGTGTATCCGTCGTTCCTCGTGCCGGATAACGTCGTGCCGCCGTACGTCACGGCGCACATCGAACCGGTCGAGACGGTCGCGATCCAGGCGTTCCCGACCTACCAATGGCCGGGCACACCGACGCCGCCGACCGCGCTGCAGCAGATGGCGAGCACGCAGCTCATGCGCGACAACGTGCGGCTCACGTTCTACGGATTCACGAATCAGCGTGCGATTCAGTTCTACGCGGCGCTGATCGACTACTCGCTGAACACCGACGATTTTGGCTTCTGCAATTCGCCGGCGATCCGCGACGAGAAGCGCACGCAGGTTGAGATCGCGGCGCTCGCGATGAAGAAGACCCTGACGATCCTCGCGTCGTACTACCAAGGAACCGCCGATGCGATCGCGCGGCGGCTGATCCTGTCGGCCAGCATCACCACCATCATCCAGGAGTAACGAAATGCCCCAGAACCCCATCGTCCCGCGTCCGGGCGGCGCGCTGTCGGCGCTCGACGTCAACGCCGCCACCGTCATCAAGGCCGCACCCGGCACCCTCGTGCGCATCACCGTGCTCGCGGTTGCCACGGCCGGCACGTTCGGCGCATACGACGCCGCTACGGTCGGCTCGGCCGCGACGGCCAACGCGATCGTCCAGTACGCGAGCGGCTATCCGGCCGTCGGCTCGGTGATCTATCTCCAATGGCCGTGCAACACCGGGATCGTCGTGAACCCGGGCACCGGCGGCGCTGTTTCCGTCGCATACGCATAACCCCAGGAGCCGCCCAACATGGCGCAGACCATCACCCAGACGATCGTCAATCTGAACGTCACCGTCACCCGGGCGCCCGTGCCGTCGCAGCTTCAGCGCAGCGGTGCGATCGTCTCGGTGGGCGGCACGACCCTCACGGCCGGCACGTATCAGTACTGCGGGCTGACCTCCGACCTGACGGCCATTCTCAGCGGCTCGGGCAACTCGGCCGAGCTCGCGAACATGGCCGAGACGCATTTCGCGCAGGGCCAATCGGTCGGCTTCTATGTGCTCGAGCTTGGCGCCGAAACCGGCGTCGACCAAGGCATCGGCCTGCTGCAGACGTGGATCTCGAATAACCCGAACGTGTTCTACGCGTATCTCGTGCCGGCGGCATGGGACTACTCGAAGGACGAGGTCGGCAGCGTCGTCGTGACCAATGGCGGTTCGGGCTATACTTCCGCGCCGACGGTCACGTTCTCGGCGCCGACGTCGGGCACGACCGCCACCGGCACGGCCGTCATCCAGAATGGCAAGGTCGTCGCCGTGACGATCACGAATCCGGGCTCCGGCTACACCGCGGCGCCGACCGTCTCTTTCTCGGGCGGCAGCGGTACGGGCGCAGTCGCGACGGCAAACCTCGCTTCCGCGCTGAACATCCTCGCCGGCCTGTACTCGTCGCCGACCGGCAAGACGTATTTCCACGTCACGACGACGGCCGCGAACCTCGCGAACTATGCAAACCTGAAATCGATCATCGCGTTCGTGCCGAGCCCGCTCGCGCCGTCGACGGAGTTCGGCGCCGCCGCGCAGTTCTACCAATGGCTGGTGAATCAGCCGGGCGCGGCGAATAAGCTCGCGCCGATGGGGCGGCGGTTCCTGTATGGCGTCACGGCTTGGCCGGCGCAGGGCTACAACGCGCAGATCACGTCGATCCTGAGTGCATTCGGCAACTTGATCTTGACGGGCGCCGAGGGCGGCATTTCGACGGCCACGCTGCGCAATGGCACGACGATGGACGGTTCGCAGGCGAGCTGGTGGTACGGCATCGACTGGTTCCAGATCCAGTCGAAGCAGGCGCTCGCGGCCGCGATCATCAATGGCTCGAACACGAACCCGCCGCTGCTCTACGACCAGCCGGGCATCAACGCGTTGCAGTCGGTCGCCGAAAACACGGGCTCGCGCGCCGTGTCGTTCGGTTGCGCGCAATCGGTGGCCGTCACGGCGATCGATTTCCAGATGTACACGACGCAGAACCCGGGCGATTACTCGGCGGGCATCTACAACGGTCTCGCCGCGACGGTGGTCGGTCAAAACGGCTTCCAGACCATCACCTTCAACATCGACGCCGTTCAGCTCTAAGGGGAACCATAGATGGCAACCAATCCGCTTGTCAGCCAAGGCACCCTGAACCGCGTCCGGTGCTCGGTGCTGGTGCCGGCCTTCACGGCGTTGAACATCACGGCGCCGTACATGGGGAAGTCGTTCGCGCGCATCGCGTTCGAGGGCGACTTCACCGACCAGACCGGCACCGGCACGGGCCTTGTGAACTCGCCGGCACCGTACGTGCCGGCGACGATCTCGGTCGGCATCCTGCGCACGCAGGCGCTGTCGATGGCGTGGCGCGCACAGTGGGAATCGAACAGCGTGCTCGGCCAGATCAAGATCAACAGCGATTCGGCCGCGTTCGACTCGTTCACGCTGTACGACGCGGCGATCCGCCACTTCGACCCGAACGCGTTCGACGGCATGGACGCGGTGTGCATGCTGGTGCTGCGCGGCACCTACTACACCAACAACGACCTGTGGAGCATGACGTGATCCAGATCAATGAGGCGATGAACCTCGTCGTGCCGGTCGTCAGCGACGACGCCGGCGTGAAGGTGTGGGCCTACCACACGCCGATCTCGCGCCAAGTGTTCGAGACGAACTACCGCGTGCTCGCGGCGACGAAAGCATCGCTGATGAGCAAGGGCGGCATCTACATGATGGACTCGGGCCCGCGTATCGCCGCATTGACGTTGCTCGACGAGGGCATGCGGGATGCCGAGGCGCGCGGCCGGGTCGACAAGGACGGCCGCGTGATCGACGAGGCGACGCCAGCGCTGATGGCCGAGATCCGGCGTCTGACGATGGTGCTCGTGCCGACGGCCGGCGGCTGGGATCTCCTGCCGATCGAGAGCGCGGTCGCGGCGGGCAAGATCGACGCCGAGGACCAGGCCGAGACGGAGTCGGCGATCGTTTTTTTTACGTGCATCTGTGCGCTGGCGAGCAAGGCGGAACGGAAGAAGCAAGCGAGCAGCACAGCATCCCTCCTGACGGGATCGATTACCTCCTTGTCGCCTATGGAATTCGCCGATTCCTTGCCGAACTCGATGAAGGCCGCGCCTTCGGCGCAACTGGCGGTGTCCTCGGTTCCGTCCTGAAGTTCGTAGCCGGCGAGGGCTTCGCGGAAACCGTGCAGCGGCACGGATTCGAATACCGCAGCGCGCGCGACTTCCGCGATCGCAACATCCTCGAGCTGATCCGAACCCTGAGAGGCGCAAGTGGCTAATAAGCCGATCATCAACATCGACGTGAACGCCGAGCAATTCAAGGCGTTCTACGAGCTGTACGAACAGTTCGAGTCCAAGGTCGGCAATATGCCGAAGGAATGGCAGCAGATCGACACGTCGATGCGGCGGAATGCGGCCACCGCGAAGTCGCTCGCGAGCGGCATCCAGTCGTCGACAGAGGCGCAGCGCCAGTTCAACATCATGGCGCGCGAGGGTCTGCACACGATGTCGAAGATGGCGAAGGAGGCCGGCAACGTCGGCAAGGCCGTGTTCGACATCGGCAAGTGGCTGCTGAAGCTCGGCGCCATCGGCGGCGGCATCGCGGGTCTCGGCGGCATTCTCGGTGCGATCAGCCTGCGCGATCTCGCGCATTCGGCTGTGACAGAGCAGCGCGGCGCGCGCGGCGTCGGCCTGACGCCTGGCCAATACAAGGCGTTCGGGATGGATTTCGGGCGGTTCCTCGACCCGAGCATCCTATCGCACGTCGCGGACGCACAGAACAGCTACCAAGGCCGCGTATGGCTCGGCCTCGCGACCGGCCTCGGCTCGCAGGCTGTCGCGAATCAGGGCCCCGATCAGCTAGCGATGCGGCTCGCCACGCGCGCGCACGACTGGTGGACGAAGACGCCGTCGTCGCAGCGCACGGCGGAGAATCTCTCGGCCGCCGGTTTCACGCAGTCCGGCCTGACGCTCGAGGACATGCGTCGGCTCGGCAATACGCCGTTGTCCGAGCTGACGGCCGCGCGTTCGCAGTACGGCCGCGACCAGCGCTCGCTGAACGTCAGCAATGGCACGACGCAGGCCTGGTACGAGTTCGATCGCCAGATCACGCTTGCGGGCCGGACGCTCGAAACGTCGCTGACGAATCGTCTCGTCGAGCTCGCGCCGTCGCTACGCAGCTTCGTGACGACGCTGACGAAGGATGCCGACCAGCTCATCAACGACATCTTCACGCCGAAGAACCTGAAGGCGGTCGAGGACGGGATCACGGGGCTGACGAACTACCTCGGTTCGCCGACGTTCCAGCAGGACATGCGGGACTTCGCCGGCCTCATCGGGCTGGTTGCCGGCGCCATCCGCAAGGCGGCCCGCTTCTTCGGGATCGACACGTCTTCGTCGTCGAATGCCGAGGTCGGAAATTTCGATTTCGGCAGCGGCTCGAACGACTGGAGCACCGGCGGCATTTCGTCGACTGACAAGGCGCTTGGCTACACGCGTCATGCATTGACGATGCCCGGTGATCCGGCCGGCTATCTCGCGAGCATCGAGAAGCAGCGCGGGCTTCCGCCCGGGACGCTGTCGCGCATGTGGCAGGTCGAATCGAAATCGGGGAAGAACCTGGTCGGTCCGCTGCTGAAGAACGGCGACCAAGCGATCGGCGACTTCCAGTTCACCTCGGGTACCTGGAACGATTGGGGCAATGGCGGTGACCGCTTCAGCTTTAAGGATCAGGCCGGCGCATCTGGCCGGTACATGCAATCGTTGATGCGGAAGTACGGTGGCGACATCCGTAAGGCGCTCGCTGCGTATAACTGGGGCCCGGGCAACCTCGACAAGGACATCGCGAAGAACGGCGGCCAGTGGGATTCGCATCTGCCCGCCGAGACGCGCAATTACATCGCGCAAATCGCAGGCGAGGTCGCCAAACGAAGCGCGGTGAAGCTGACCGTCGACGTCCGAAACAACACGTCCGCGCGCGTCGCCGTGCAGGCCAACGCAGCAGCACCGGGTAATTGAGATGGCGGGACTTGACCTTTCTTCGGGCTTCCGATCGGCGTACGACCTGTCGTTCCAAGTCTCGCCGATCATCCTGAACGGCGGGATCGTCGCGAACACGCTCGGCGGCATGATGCCGATCATCGGGCTCGTCGGCCAGCTCGGCGCGCTCGCGCAAAGCGTCCTGTCGAGCGGCAGTGTGAGCCTCGACAACTTCTTCGCGCGCTTCGTCGTGCTGCCCGGCGGCACGATCATCAGCAATGCGGTCGGCACGTACCCATTCGCGAACCAGCAGGTCGCCGGCAACGCGATCGTGATGCAGCCGAAGAACGTCTCGCTGCTGATGATCGCGCCGGTGAAGGACACCGGCGGCTACCTGACGAAGCTGGCGATTTTCACGTCGCTGCAAAGCTCGCTCGAAGCGCACTGCGCGGCGGGCGGCACGTTCCATGTCGCGACGCCCGCACGGATCTACACGAACTGCATCCTGACGTCGATGACGGACGTCACGAGCGGCGAGGGCAAGCAACAGCAAATCCAGTGGCAGCTCGATTTCGTGCAGCCGCTGCTGACGCAGCAGGCGGCGAGCAGCGCGTTCGGCGCGCTGATGAGCAAGCTCGCGGGCGGCCAGCAGGTGACGTCGCCGGCATGGTCCGGCGCGGTGGCGGCCGCCGGCTCGGCAGTGCAGGGCGCGCTCGAAGGCATCGGCAACATGGCCGGCGTCGTGAATCAGTTCCTTTCCCAGCCGGCGCTATGACGACGCTCGTTCCTTTCCTGCCGTCGAATGCGGCGACGCCACCGTTTCAGGCGACCGTAACGCTTGACGGCGTGGCCTATTCGCTGTCGGTGACGTGGAACATCGCGGGCATGCGCTGGTACGTCACGCTGACCGATCAGAACGGCAACATCGCCTGGTCGGGCGGAATGGTCGGCTCGCCGCTCGGTTTCGACATCCCGCTCGCGCCGGGCGTCTTTTCGACGTCGACGCTGCTGTATCGCGAGGACAGCGGTAATTTCGAGATCACTCCCTGACCGATGCGCTACTACGACATCACCATCACGCCAGAAGGCGGCACGAAGCCGTTCCGGCGCTGGACGTCGCACCCGAACGGCAAGTTCGATCCGGGCGCGCTGAACATCGAATTCGACATCCCGGTCGCCACCTACGGCACGCCGCTCGGCGGCCAGTCGCTTCTGATCGAGGGTGTGCCGCTCGAGGATCTGCTGCAGGCGCAGCAGTTCGCGGGCATGAACCTGTCAATGAAGGGCGGCATGCAGGCCGGCTTGCCTCTGGCGAATCCGAAGCAGGCGGGGCTGATCGCGGCCGGCCAGATCTGGCAATCCTTCGGCAACTGGGAAGGCACCGAGATGACGCTCGATCTCGTGCTGAACCCGGCGGTGTACACGCTCGACGAGCCCGGCAATATCGTCCTGAACTGGACGTCCGGGACGCCGCTCGCGCAGGCGCTGAAGCAGACGCTGTCGGTGGCCTACCCGACGATGCCCGCGCTGATCAACATCAGCGACAAGCTGGTGCAGACGCACGATGAGGTTCATCGGTGCTCGACGCTCGAGCAGCTCGCGCAGCTGCTGACGGAGATCACGCAAGGGAATTTCCTCGGCGCCGACTATGCGGGTGTGCAGGTGACGATCCAGGCCGGCCAGATCGTCGTCTATGACAGCACCTACAAGCCGAACACCGTGCAGCTCGCGTTCACGGACTTCGTCGGTCAGCCGACGTGGATCGCGCCGAACGTGATGCAGGTCAAGCTCGTGATGCGGGCCGACATCCAGCTCGGCACGGAACTGCTGATGCCGCAGGGGCTGCAGAACACGCCCGGCATCGTGCTGACGTCGTCGTCGTCGCTGCCTTCGAGCCTGAAGTACAAGAGCGCGTTCCAGGGCAAATTCTCGGTGATCGAGCTGCGGCACATCGGCAACTTCCGCGCGCTCGACGGCGCGTCATGGGCGACGATCGCAAACTGCGCGGTGATGAGCAATGGCTGACAACTATTCGAAGCTGCCGCTGCAGCGCTCGCTGAACCGTGTGGCGATTGCGCGTGCGGTGCAGGCGATCGAGGACACCGGCAACGCACTGCCGTGCCGCGTGACGAAGGTTTCGGGTGCGATCGTCACAGTCGAGTTCGAGATTCAGGGCACATGGACGCTGCCGCCGGTGACGATTCCGAAGGCCGAGAGCCCGTGGATTCGCAATCCGACGCAGGCAGGCGACAAGGGCGTGACCATGCCGGCCGACGCGTATCTCGGCGGAATTTCCGGGCTGGGCGGCGGTACGGCCGACTTCCGGCGCCGCGGCAATCTGACCGCCCTCGTGTTCGTGCCGACCAGCAACGCGGCATCGCCGCCAGATGACCCGAACGCGGCGCAGGTATGCGGGCCGAACGGCATGATCGCGCGCACCACGCAGGGTCCGACGTCCTCGTGCGTCGTGAATCAGACCGGCGTGACGTTGACATTCGAATCTGGCTCGCTGTCGGTGACGGCGGCCGGCATCGTTATGAGCTTCGGCGGCCACACGATCACGCTCGACTCGACTGGCCTGTCGATCGACGGCAACAGCTACGAAAACCACACGCACGGGTATTTCCCGGGCACCGGATCGAAGACGCAAACCGATCCGCCGATCAATTGAGGGGGCGACGACGTGCGCACGTGGGGAAGGATCTACAACGCGGACGGCTCGTATCGCTGGGTCGCCGTCACGACGGACGCCAATGGCTACAACGACAACGTCTATCTGACGACGCTCTGCCAAGTGCTGAAGCTGAACCTCGGCGAATCGCCGTTCTATGCGAACTACGGGATACCCGCGCAGCAGACCGTCGTCACGCAGGTGTTCCCCGACTATTACGCAATGGCGACGCAGCAGCAGTTCGCGCCGTACTTCGCATCGCTCGCGATCGTGCGCGTTCCCGGCAGTTTCCCGCCCGTCTACAACATCCAGGCCGTCGCGCATAGCGGCGCGCTTCTGAACGCGACCGTCGCCATATGAGCACGATTCCCCTTGTCATGACCGCGGCCGGCCCGGTTTCGACCGACCCGACCACGCTGCGGCAGAACCTCATCGATGGCGTGGCCGCCGAGGTGCCGGACTATCAGGCGAATCTTCCTGGCAGCCTGATCGAGGACGTGGCCTCGACCGACGTCGGCGCGCTGACGACGATGGATCAAGCGCGCGTTGAGGCGGTGAACAGCGTGACGCCATACGGAGCGAACACGTTCGTGCTCGCGCAATTGGGTGGTCAGTTCGGCGTTCCGCAGGGCACGAGCGCGAACGGCAGCGTCTACGTCGTGTTCACCGGGCCGGCGGGCTATGTGCTGCCGGCCGGCTTCATCGTCGGCGACGGCTCGAACCAGTATGCGCTGCAGGATGGCGGCGTGATCCAGTCGAACGGGCAATCGGCGCAGCTCTACGCGGTCGCGACGAACAGCGGCACCTTCGCGATCCCGACCGGCACCGTCAACCAGATCATCACGTCGCTGCCGAGCGAGTACGTCGGCCTCATCACGGTGACGAACCCGCAGGCGGGCGTCCCGGCCACCAGCGCCGAAAGCCCGCAGGTCTATCGCGGCCGCGTGCTGCAGGCAGGGCAGGTCGCCTCGGTCGGCACGCCGGCGTTCCTGAAAACGCTGCTCGGCAAGATCACCGGCGTGCAGCAGCGCCTGATTTCGATCAACCAGGTGACGGGCGGCTGGCAGGTAGTGTGCGGCGGCGGTGATGCGTACGCGGTTGCTGCGGCGATCCTTCAAGGCGCGGGCGACATCGCGCTGCTGCAGGGATCGCAGCTCGGCATCACCGGCATGACGGCGGCGAATCCGGTCGTCGTCCAGACCAACCTCGCGAGTGGCTACTCGGCGGGGCAGACCTTCACGGTGACCGGCGCGACGCCGAGCGCATTCAACCGGACGTACACGGTCGGATCGATCTCGGGCAATACGATCACCACGACCGCCAACGGCACCGGCTTCGGTACTTACACCGGCGGCGCGACATTCTCGCCGAATCCGCGCAACGTCAACGTGTCGCTGTTCCAGAACCCGAACACGTACAACATCCCGTTCGTCAATCCCCCGCAGCAGGTCGTGACGCTCGCGGTGACATGGAACACGACTCTGCCGAGCTTCACCGCTGGAAGTTCGGTGAATCAGCTCGCGGCGCCGGCGCTGCAGTCGTACCTGAATTCGATCTTCGCCGGTCAGCCGATCAACCTGAACGAGATGACCGCGACGTTCCTCGACGCGGTGTCGTCGGTGATCGATGGCCCGAACGTGACGACGCTGACGTTCGCGGTGACGATCAACGGCGTGGCCGCGTCGCCGGCGGCCGGCACCGACATCATCACGTCAGATCCGGAAAGCTATTTTTTCTGCTCGGCCACGGGCGTGACCGTATCGCAAGGGTGACGAATGCAGATCGAGTCGTTCAGCACGAAGCCGCTGCAGCAGATCATCCCGTCCTATCTGTACAAGGAATATCAGGACGATCCATCGCTGCAGGCGTTCGTCGACAGCTTCAACTCGCTTTCGCAGGGCTATCTCGACTGGTTCAACCAGGCGCCGCTCGGCCTCTACACGTCGCCCTTCATCACGGGGCCGTTGCTCGACTGGATCGGGCGCGGCGTGTACGGTATCCGCCGGCCGGTGCTTGCGTCGCAGACATCGACGCGCCTGGCGGGCTACAACGCGAACCCGTACAACACGATCGCGTACAACGCGCAGTACTACTCGGCGAGCCAGACCGCCTCGATCGCGAACGACGACATCTACAAGCGCGTCCTGACATGGCACCTGTACCGCGGCGACGGCATGCAGTTCAGCATGCAGTGGCTGAAGAACCGCATCGCGCGATTCATCAACGGCGCGAACGGCAGTGACTGGCCGGTGCTGAACGATCCGCCGTCGATCACCGTGTCGGGCACCACCTTCACGGTGACGGCCTACGACTCGATCGGGTACGAGGCGCTGCAGTCGTGCTATGCGAATGGGCTGCTGGCCTTTCCGTTCGCGTACAAGCTGCAGTTCGTCACCGACAAGTTCGTGAACAACGGCGGCGTGCTGACGCTCGGCTTCCCGCTCACCTATCCGACCAGCCCCGCCGGCCTCGCGCCGGGCGCGGTGTGGTGGAACGACGGGGTGATCAGCGTTGTGCCGGGCGTCACGCCGGACCCCACGGCCCCCAAACTGTATTTCGCCTATACGTTCCCGCCGCAGCTGCTCGCGCTCGGCGGCGGCAATCTGCCGCTCAGCAATCCCGGACCTGGCACCGGCCAGCTCTGGAATGACGGCCTCGTCGTCGCGATCGCATAGCCAGGAATTCACACATGCCATCTCTTTTCACGTTCGCCAATAACATCAGCACCACGCTGGCGGGGGCGATCTCGTCCGGAGCGACATCGCTCACGCTCTCGAGCGCAGCCAATCTGCCGGCGTCGATCCCGGCTGGGAAAGTTCTGGTCATCACGCTCAACGATGCGGCGACCCGCCAGCAGTTCGAGGTGATCTATGCGACCGCAATCTCGGGCGCCACGCTGAGCGGCCTGCTGCGCGGCCAGGAGAGCACGAGCGCGCAGGCGTGGTCGACCGGTGACTACGCATACTGCTCGCCGACGATGGGCCAGATGCAGGCATTCGGCCAGCTCGGCGACAACAACACGTGGAGCGGCAACAACACCTTCAACAACCCGGTGGTGGTCCCTGCGGCTGCCACAGGCAATACGACGGAAGCGGTCAACCAGGGGCAGTTCGCGAGCCAGCTCACCACGTCGGGGTACAAAAAAATCCCCGACCCGAACAGCCCGACCGGGTATTACATCGAGCAATGGGGCACGGTTTCGAGCGCCAACGGAACGCCGGTCATCTTCCCGATCGCGTTCCCGAATGCCTGCCTGAACGTCTCGCTGAGCGAGGCCGCGGCGAACTCGTCGAACTGGGGCATCGGCAGCCCGACGGTGCACGGAAGCAGCAGCGCGACGACGACCGGCTTCACGCACTGGACGCTGTCGTACAACAACGGCAACTGGTTCAACGCATCCAACACCTGCTCGTATCGAGCGACGGGGTACTGACATGGCGAAGTACGCATGCTTCGATCCGGCCGGCAGTGCGCCGTATCGGGTGGTCACCTGGATTGATACCGACTTCGTCCCATACCCGCAATACGAGGGCAGCAAGAACCTGGTGGCGGTGACGGCCGAGCAGTGGATTCAGCATCTGGCGCGCACCGACGGATGGACGGTGAGCGGCGGAAAATTGATTGCCCCTCAGGAGTGACATCCATGGAATTTTGTGGTCTTCCGCAACCGCTGACCGGCAGTGAAGTGGTCGCGATCCGTCAGCAGCAGAATGGTGAATGGGCCGAATGCACGATGCCGTTATCGATGCTCGCATCATTCGTGATCGACAACTGGATCAAGAATCTGCCGACCGGGGAACCGACGACGGCCGGCATCGCGTGGAATAACACCGGCGTCATATCGATTTCCTGACCATTCCCCACCTCAATGCAAAGCCCTCTTCGGAGGGCTTTTTTGTTGCCTACGACATGAAAAAAATCCTTCTCGCATTGCTGGCGGTCCCCGCGATCGTCTTCGGGCAGACGTACCCGTCGCCGACGTTCAGCAGTCTCACGCTGCAGAACCCGCTGACGGGTCCGAATGGCGGCACGGGCACGACGACGTTGACCGGGACCGGCTCGGCTGTGCTGTCGAATTCGCCGACGCTCGTCACGCCCAGCCTCGGCACGCCGTCGGCCATCACGCTGACGAACGGCACGGGGCTGCCGATCGCAACCGGCGTGTCCGGACTCGGCACGGGCGTCGCGGCCGGCCTCGCCAATGCGGCGACCGGTTCGGGCGCTCCGGTGCTCGGCACGTCGCCGACGATCTCGAGCCCGACGCTGAACGGCACGTTCGCCGGCAGCATGACGATTCCGGCCACGAACCTGACGTACACGGCGAGCGCCACGGGTGCAGTTTCGCAGACGATCGCAAATCGCTTCGCGCAAACCGCCTATATCGACAGCTTCGGTGCTGCCGGCAACGGTACGACGGACGATTCGACGCCGCTCACGAACGCTGCGGCATCGCTCGGCGCGTCCGGCGGCATCGTGTACCTGAGCTGCACGAAGAACTACGCGATCCTGTCGAACGTCACGATCCCGGCGAACGTGACGGTCCAGCATTGCCGCGGCGGCAATCCATGGGGCAATCCTGGGTTCGACTGGTCGTCCGAGCCGCTCGGCAGCCAGCCGCATATCAATCTCGCGAGCACCGCGACGATCACAATGGCCAGTAATACGGGCTTTGACGGCGTGATCCTGAAGTCCGGTACGACGTTCCCGGTTTCGTCGCCGTCGGGCTTCGCCGGCACGGCGATCAAGCTCGCCACGGGCTTTGTGAGCGACGTGCATATCAACGCCTTCATCGTCGGGTTCGCGACCTGCGTTGACGGATCCGCCGGCGGCGATCACCAGCGCTGGAATATCGAATGCGATGCCAACCCCGCCACCGGCGTCGGCGCGGTTATCGTCGGCAACGGAGGCGACACAAACTGGTTTAAGATCCGCACGTATCCGTGGGGCACGGTCGGCGCTGCGTCGCCGACGCTCACGCGCTCTGGCATCGGCACGCAAGTGCTCGCCGGGCCGCTGGATGATGCTCGAATGGATCTATTCGACTTCGGGCATGCCGTCGGCGTCGATACGCGCGCGAACGGAAACGTGCACTATGACCATGTGTGGGTGGACAACAATGCCACGATGGGTATGTATGTCTACAACAACAACAACAGCTATTTCAACTCGGTATGGACATGGACGACGCCGGGTATTCTTTTCCAAAGCTCATCGTCGGTGTCGTTCGGGCTTGTCTACTGCAACAGCAATGGCGTCGCCAGCGTTTCCTGCATCACGACCGCTTCCGGTGTTGGCCCGAGCATTCAGATCTCCAACCTCCATATCGGGCAATCAAGCTCTTATGGCATCAACATCGGTTCCACGTCGGCGCATCTGACGATCGGAAAGGCAATTCTCACCGGAATCAATGGCGGCGTCGCGCCGTACATTGTCGGTCCGTCGGGTTGGACAGCAGACCAAGTGCGAATCACGCAGATCACGTCCACCGACCTGCCGGCGGGAGGCGCGCTATTCGGCGGCAATGTTCAGGCGCTTCCGAGCGTGGCAAGTGCATCGCTTCTTGCGCCGCCGACAGCCTACGATCACTTTCTCGTCACGGGCACGACGACGATCACGAACATCTCAGGCAACTGGGCGGACCGGCGTCTCATCCTCACGTTCGCGGGCGCACTGACGTTGTCGAACAACGCCAACATCTCGCTCACGGCAGGAACGAACCTGACGACCGCGGCGGGCACCACGATCGCCCTGTGGTACGACCAAGCGAACTCAGTCTGGCGCGAGATGTGGCATCACTGAGCGATACCCATCTTCTCCATCAGCAGCTTTCCGTGGTTCGAAGCAAACAGAGATTCGTTTTCTTCGAACACCAGGACCGGTGACGTATAAATCGATCCGTAGGTCGATGCGTCATCGACGTTCACCGGATATTCTGCGATGGGGCTTCCGGCCTTCGCGACCGTGCGGTGTACCTTGAAGTAGTACAGTTCATCGACGTCGCGGGCCAACGCTACGCCGTGAAGCAGTTCAATGACCTGTCCGACGAAACTGCCGCCAACGAAGGTGATTGGCTTGTCTTGCGACGGCAATCGATTCGCGACGCGCACATCCATCTTCGGCACGGCGTAGCTCGGTTTCGAGCTGCCGAGATTCAACAGATCGAACAGATCCGTGTCGGTACCGACAGGTTCGTGGCTGATCGTCCAGGAGTATTGCAGGCTCGAATAGTCCGGGCCTCCCAGTTTCCTGATCTCATCCGCGAGCGCATTCGTCGCAATCGCCGCGCCGAGCAGATTCCAGTGCGTGCCGCCCTGCGAGAACATCTCGACGTCGTAGCGCCCCTTGTTCTCGCTCATCAGCTTGCTTGTGTCGAGGAAATGAATGCCCTGGGTCGTCAGCGCGGTGACCATGCGCTGATAGTCCAAGTGCGCAGTCGCCGAATCGCAGTGGTAGGTCGACGGCAGAAGCTCCGGAAAATATGCAGCTTTCGACGGCGTGATCAGGTAGACGAAGGTGCGCCCCTGTCCGGTTACCTTGTCTTGCAAGGCTCTGATTCGTTTTACCCATGCATCGATCTCGGCATCCGAATGCTGGCGGCGGCAATACGCATCTGCGTAACGCTTCTCGAACACCATGCCGCTTCGTCCGATGATCATGGGCTGCTCCCCCATGTACGACTTGTGGAAGTATCGATACAGGACCGTGTTCACCGCTGCAATCAGACGGCCGCGAAAGGGCAGTTCCTCACCGAACTGGCGACCCGCGTGTTCCTCGAACTCGCCGCTCGTCAGCGTGCGCAACGTCAGGGGCGCATCGTTTTCGGCGGATTGCATGCCTTTGAGCGGCACGTCATGAACAGCAAGATCGATCCCTGCGAGACGCGCCGTTCCCAACGTGAGCAGCGGCACAAAAATCGCCACGCCGAACAGGATGGCGCTCGCCTTTGCGATCAATGGAACTCGAGCCATTTTCAGAAACGGAAGTAGAGGAAGGGATGGAACGACACTGCTACCGCCTTGCCTGCTGAGAAGGCGGTTAGGCCGAGCAGGATGATGGAGGCGGCAGACAGCGCGAATGCGCGGCTGATGCGAATTTCCCGCAATTTGCGCTCGGTGAATTCCCACGTGCAGAACGAGGTAAGCAGCCCGAGCGCCAGCGCCGCCAACACACTGCGATCGACATACGGGATGACGCCGCCGCTTTTGAAGCTCACCATCAGGCCGATCATCTGGCGCGCGTCTTCGAGGGTCGGCGCGCGGAAAATCACCCATCCGAAAATGACGAAGAAGAACGTCAGTGCCGTCTGAATCCACGGCGCCAGCTTGTTTTGGTGCTTCAGCCAGAAGTACTTGTCGAAGATGAGGAAGCATCCGTTGTAGGCACCCCAGATCACGAAATTCCATGTGCTGCCGTGCCAAAGCCCCGACAGGACGAAGCAGATCCAGAGGTTGAAGTTCGTGCGCCACGGCCCTTTGCGGTTGCCGCCGAGCGGGATGTACAGGTATTCGCGGATCCAGGTCGACAGCGAGATATGCCAGCGACGCCAGAATTCGGTGAAGCTGCGCGAGACGTATGGCGAGTTGAAGTTTTCCATCAGCCGGAAACCCATCATCCGGGCGAGGCCGATCGCCATGTCGGAATAGGCTGAGAAGTCGAAATAGATCTGCACCGTGAAGCAAAGCGCACCGATCCATGCGCCGACCGAGCTCATGTGTGCTGCATTGCCGAACACGTTGTCGGCCATCTCGCCGCACGCGTCCGCGATCAGCAGCTTCTTCGCGAGCCCGAACATGAAACGCAGCGCTCCGATCGTGAAATCGTCGAACGTGACGGTGCGCGATGAAAGCTGCGCCTGGATGTCGTGGTACTTGATGATCGGGCCGGCGAGGATTTTCGGAAACAGAAAGACGTACGTCACGTACTTGTGGAGGCTGTCGGCCGGCTGCGTGATTCCGCGCTTGATGTCGACCAGATACGTGATCTTCTCGAAGACGATGAACGAAACGCCGATCGGCAGGATGATGTTCAGATGCGGGATGGCAGCACCGAAATGCACCAGCGCGAGCGCATTGAGGTTCTCGATGAAGAAGTTCGTGTACTTGAAGTAGAACAAGATCGCGAGGTTCGCCATGACGCCAGCGGTGACGGCCCGCTTGCTGCCAGTCCGGTGAATGATCCCGCCGAGCCAGAAATCGAACGCCGATGATGCCAATACGAGGAACACAAAAACAGGTGCTCCCCAAGCGTAGAAAAACACGCTGGCCGCAAGCACGATGACATCGCGCCATATGCCTCTCGTGAGATAGAAGGCGGCGAGAAATATCGGCAGGAATGCGAATAGGAATATTGGGGCACTGAATAGCATTTCGATTACCGTACGCTCAGTTCATCTTTCATTTGTTCGTCCCATCCCTCAAACCAAGCCTCCCGTTCCGGTGAGCCTTCTCGATGGGGGTTTCGCCTTCTCAGGACACCGGCTTCGCATGACCGCCTGCCAGCATTGAACGCCGGCGTGCCCTCGTGTTTAAGCGGGGACGGGTATCCAAGCGCCGCCAGAAGTCGTGACAGATGGCGTCTCATCGTAGGTGCTCCGGGGAAGTTGCGAGAGTTTATAGCATTTCATCAGCCGAATATCTGTCACCAACAACACAGCCGCCCGTCGAGGCGGCTTTTTCGTTTCGGGGCCCATGAACCATCCACACGCACCCACGGAAGGCGCAGTGACGCCTGCCCGCATTTCGGATCTGGAGAATCGGATGAGCACTCTCGAGCAACAGGTCGCCTCCTACCACGATGAGCTTTCGCGCAACACCCAGGTGACGCAGAAGGTCGAGTCGAATACGGCGGAGCTGATCGCGCTGATGCAGTTCGCGAACACGGGCATCAGCTTCTTCGCCGGCCTCGGGCGGTTCCTGCGCAAGCTGGTGATCTGGCTCGGGCCATTCATCACGATCGGCGCGGCGCTCTGGGCGCTCGTGCACGGCAAGTGGCCGGAATGGCCGGGGCAGTCGTGAACCTGACGGCCACCATCATCGCCGCCGGGTGCGGCGCATCGCCGGCGCTCGCCGCGCAATGGCTCGGTCCGCTGCAAGACGCCTGCGCCGCGCGGCAGATCAACACGCCGCAGCGCGCGGCCGCGTTTCTGGCGACCGTCGGCGTCGAGAGCGCGCGCCTGACCGCCGTCGTCGAGAACCTGAACTACAGCGCGGAAGGGCTGCTCGCGACGTTCCCGAAGTACTTCGACGAGGACGATGCGCAGCAGTACGCGCGCCGGCCGCCGGCCATCGCGAACCGCGTCTACGCCGGCCGGTACGGGAACGGCGACGAGGCGAGCGGCGACGGCTGGCGGTATCGCGGCCGCGGCCTCATGCAGATCACGTTCCACGACAACTACCAGCTCTGCGCCGTGGCGCTTGGCCTGCCGCTTGTGCAGCAGCCGGACCTGCTCGCCGATCCGGCGAACGCGGCCATGTCCGCCGCCTGGTGGTGGGCCGCGCACGGCCTGAACGCGCTGGCCGACGCCGGCCAGTTCCAGCAGATCACGCGCGTGGTCAACGGCGGCCTGAATGGCTATTCGCAGCGTCTGTACCTGTACGGCGCGGCGAAGAAGGCGCTTGGCGTCGTCTGAGCCGCCACCTCCCGCAATCCTGCCCGGCCGCGCGCCGGCTTTTCGTTTCTGGAACCAGACATGACCCGATGCAGCCATGACATGCCGCTCGAGCACCCGTGCGAGCACTGCACGGCCGAGGGCCTCGCGAGCCTTCCGAAAATCACCGGCGAACATGCCGTGCGCGTGACCGAGGTCGAGGTCGAGTACTACCCGGACCACCCTCCGCGCACCGAGTCGGCGACGTTCCGCCATACGAAGAAGGAAGGGCACGCGGCCGGGTTGCGCTGCTCGATCAGCGGCCAGCCGGCGCCCGAGTATCACCACCTGTTCTGCGAGTGGGCCGATTCCGATGCGATCGACTGGGCCGTCGTGCGCGGCGTTGCGCTGGGCGAGGTCAAGGCGCTGCCCGTGCTCGACCCGGT